AGTTCACGACCGTATGTTGTGGGAAGACGGCAACTAGCCCGGCAGCACCGGCCACTCCGCTTCCGGTCGCATCACCACCGCGCGGCTGGCGGCATCCCACAACGCCCGCCCCGCGTTGAGCGCGTCGGCATCAGCGTCCGAGAGCGGCAGGGCGACCAACTCGGCAGGCATCGGGTCGGCTAGGACGGTGCCGATGGAATACGCCTCGCCGGTCTCGCTGTGATAGACGACATGCCAGTTCATCATGGGATTCCTATGAGACACACGCCGTAGCGTTCGGGGTTGGCGGAGACGGGCGTCTTCACTGAGAGCCGAGAGCCTGCCGGGATGTCGCAGGCGATTGGGACGTTAAGCATCCGCGTACTGTGGCCTACGATCTCGGAGTTCGCATACGTGCAAAACACTCGCCCAATCTCCACCTCACTGCCAGCGGCACCAACGGCGATTTCCATATTAGTGTTGGTCGAAATAATATCTGTTCCAATGACGCTCGGCACCAACCAAATCGCTCGGTATCTTTGCGCAGTAGACGCGGTTATCTGCGTCCAATCGCCCAGAGACCCCGCAAACGCGGTGCCGCGACTGTCTGCCGTGCTGGTGCCGATCACATCGACAGACGTTGGCAGCGTCTGTCTCGCCCTCACGGAAGAAAGACCCATAGTCACCGAGCAAGTGTCAGACGCGATCAACGCCTGAACACGGCAGGAGATTCTGATTCCAGCGGCAATCCGCACTGGGAGCATAAACATTAAAAACTCGTTGGCATTTCCAGCAGAAGCGCCGCCGATGGCGAGGTTTTCCATGATCGCCGCCTCGCTGCCAGAGGCACCGACTCCGATGTCTATCAACATAGACGTTTCGGTTGCGGCAGTGCCGACACTAACCGCTCTTACTACAACAAGAGCAACCTCCTCGCTTGTGGACGCCACTAACTGCGCCCATGCACCCTTGGTATGCGGTGTCGCAGACGCGGTCGCGGTCGCTCCGACAGGCGCACCCAACGGCCGCATTTCTGCGAACGGGAAAAACCAAGGCACGTTTGCCAGCCCGCGCATCGCCTGGAACACGCTCATATCACTCTCCAGCGGCTGGCCGTGGCGTCATAGACCAGGACGGCGGCTCCGTCAGCCGCGAGAATGTAATCGCCCGCCCACGGCACGATGATCCGGTTGGCGGCGCTGCTGCCTGTGTTCTGGTGCTTGAGCGTGATCGCCGCACTGCCGACGTTTACAAGGACGACGGTCTGGCCGCTGGTTCCAGCGGAAAGCCCGGTGATGTCGCGGGCAGCGTCGGCCGAGAGCCGGTTGATGTCCGCTGTCGCGCCCGCGTAGTCGTTCTGGTTCGCGGTGATCTGCGAAGGCGAGGCGACGGTGGGAGTCGTGCTAATGACTTGCCAGGTCTGGTCGCCGCGTAGGTAGGTGGTGCTGTTCGCCGTCCCGCTGCCCAGGCGGGCCGTAGCGACGGTGCCGCTCGTCACCTCAGATGCGCTATGCGTATGAGAGACGCCGCTTTTTCCGTCCAGCGCCGTCTGCAAGCCGGTCACGTCACCGATCACATGCCCGTGAGTCGCAGCCGCATACGAGCCGCTCGCCTGCTTTCCATCTAGGGCAGTCTGGAGCCCCGTAACGTCCGCGATCGCGTGGCCGTGGCTAGCGGCAGCCTTGCCATCCAGCGCCGTCTGGAGGCCCGTCACATCGCTGATGCCGTGGGTGTGAACGGCCGCAGCGTAGGAGCCCGCCGCTTGCTTCCCGTCCAAGGCGGTTTGAAGTCCGGTCACGTCCGAGATGACGTGCGTATGCACCGCAGCAGCCTTCCCGGCGATTGCGTTCGTGACAGTGCTCGCGAAGTTGGCGTCGTTGCCCAGGGCGTCGGCGAGCTCTTTAAGCGTGTCGAGCGATGCCGGGGCGGCATTCACCACGGAAGCCACCGCGCTCGTCACGTCCGCAGGCGTCGCCTTGGCGTCGAGAGCCGATTGCAGGCCCGTGACGTTGGCGATCGTGTGCGTGTGGCTCGAAGACGCCTTGCCGTCGAGGGCGGTTTGCAAGCCCGTTACGTCCGAGATGCCATGCGTGTGAACCGAGGCGGCGTAACTGCCAGCCGCCTGCTTGCCATCCAAAGCGGTCTGCAAGCCAGTTACGTCGCCGATGGCGTGGCTATGGGCAGACGGCGGGAACGTGCTCGGCTTCCCGGTCAGCCCTTCCCAGGTCGTGACGATGGGCGGCAACTGGCTCTCTGGCACCTTGCCGCCGACGAGCGTCGCGTAGGAGCCTGCGGCCTGCTTGCCGTCAAGCGCTGATTGCAGTCCCGTGACGTTGGCAATCGTGTGTACGTGGGCGGATGGCGGAAACGTCGATGGGACGTTGGTCAACTGCGTGTAGTTGGTCGCACCAGGAGCCCCCGCCGGGCCAACCGGCCCCTGCGGGCCGGCGACGCCGTTGGCAGCGAAATAAGCCCCGATCTGCTGGACGCTCGTCCGCTTCGTTGCGTTGTTGCTCGACACGATGAGCAGGTCGGCCCCTGCAACGGTCGTGACTGCGGGCAATTCGCTGACGCGCTTCTGGAGTGCCATGTGGTCCCTTAGTCGACTGCCAGCGGAATAACGATTTCGTCGCCCTGCTCGGTCACGATAAACGTGATGTCGCGGTCGATCTGCTTCGTGTGAATGCGGAGGATCGTTTGGAACGCATCGGCGTAGTGGAAGATCGGCACACCACGCGGGGCCGTCACTTCGTACAACGTCGCCACGCCGTCAAGCGTCTCGAAGATGATGTCGCCACGCCTCGGCTCGCCATACGGGAGCTCGTCCGTCTTCACGAGGTAGTCGCGGCTCTCCCAGGCTTCGATCACGCCGTTTTGTCCTTGAGCCTCAAACGTCGAGCGGCTGATCGAGGCGGTCATCTGGGCCGTATTGTTTCCCCGCCGATAGGCACAGAGCGTCCCCGCCGACTGCTTGAGTTGGTTGGCGAGCCACGCTGAACCGGAGCGGAGAAGGTCGGCCATTTGTTTCCTTCAAGAAAAGCCACCGCCGCAACGCCCCGGCGGCGCGCTGGAGGTGATAGCGCACCTGCCGGGGGTTGCGGTGTGGACTCGCGTGCTCAACCGATGTTGATGAGCACCTGGACGCTCGCGTCGCCAGACGCAGCCGCCTTCGCAGCCTTGCCAGCACGCTTGTTGTTGGTCGCGGTCGTCGTGATGTTGCCGGCCGTGGCGTCCCAGTAAACGAGAGCACCCTGACCGATCGCACCCGTCGCCTTCGGCATCGACCAGACGCCGTCGACAGAAACCGCACCGAGAGCGTTGGCAGCGATGGCACGGGGAGCCACGCACACCAGGTCGTTGAGCACAACCACGGCACCTGCCGCAACAGCGGAGGTCGGCGTGTGGTCGATCAGGCAGTCGCCTTGAACGTAATCAGCCATTTGGATCACCTGCTTTCTGAGGAATGGGTTTGGTTGAATCATGCCGCCGGGCGGGAGTTGGCCCCCGCCCGGCGGTCACGGTTTGTCAGACTAGGTCGCGTCGCCCTTCACGGAGGCGAGGTACTCGGCCTTGGCGACGCCAAAGTCGAAGTAGCCACGCATCTGCACGCCGAGCGTGTTGAAGTCGGCTTCCGCCGTCTCCACCACCGGGCTCTGCACGCCGTTGAGGAACGCCACTTCCATCGCCGGCAGGTCAGCCGGGTTGGCGACGAGGTAGTAATCCTCGGCGCTCGTCAGGTACGAGGTCGAAACGACCTGGTAGCGACCGGCGAGCACGTTCACGTTGGGACCAGCGGACGAACCGCCGACGAGGAGGGCCGAGCCCATGATCTCGGCAGCCGCGATCTCAAGGTCCGCCGGCACGAGCAGGACGCGGGGATCAACCGCGACCGGGTTGCCATCGGGATCCTTGAGCTTGCGGAACTTCGTCGCCAGCTTCTTCAGGTTGGCGAGCGAGAGCGCGCCAGCCGTCGACTCCAGGTTGCCCCTGCCCGACGTGTACCACGAGCCGTGGCCAGCCTGGAACTCAGTCCAGAAGGCGTCGTTGAGGGCGAGAGCGCCACCACGACCGATCCGCTGCGGGACAGCGGTCAGCGCACCGAGGTCATCGTTGATGAGGTCGGTGCGGGTCACGCTCGTCATGATCCCGTAGGTGTCGGCCGAGATCGTGCGGCTCTCGTCGCTCGCAGCGGCGTTCTTGAGCTCGCCACCGTTGGCGACCTTCTCGAACTTCATGCCGCCGTTGAGCCGGTAGCTGGTCATCGTCTTGAAGTCGTTGACCGAGCGCACCGAAGAGACCGAACGCCACGAGCTCTCGACGCCGTTGAAACCGGCGAGGAGGAACTTGTTGACGGTCGACGACAGGATGCCGGCGATCGAGTGGGTCGCCCACGCGGCCTGCATGATGGGACGCAGCGTCGAGGCGGTCAGGCGGCGCGGGCCGTCGTAACCGTTGGCCTCGGCCGCAGCGACCAGCACTTCGCCGAGGCTCGTCGACCGCTGCACCTTGGCAGCCGCTTCGAGGGTCTTGGCGTCGTAGTGCTTTTCGATCTGCGGGAGGCCGCCTTGAAGGGCGAAGGACGCTTCGATCACGGCCGCCTGGTTCTCAGGAGCCTTGGAGACGTGAACGGCCGGAGCCGCCGGACGCTCGTCGCGGGTAGCGGTGAGCTTTTCCATGTTGGAAACCTTCTGGGTAAGGGCTTCGATCTGTGCCTTGAGCTCGTCGCTCGAACCGGCTTCGACCTTGGGGGCTTCCACGGCGACGCTCGCCGGGGCTTCCACCGCAGCAGCCACGACGGGCTCCTCGATGGGCGTTTCGCTGGCGTCGTGCGCCATAGAAGACTCCTCTGCCACCTCTTCGGCGGCGATTGAGACAGCCGTGCTGCGATCCGCTCCGAGCGTCACGAAGGACGTTTCCCGAAGCGTCGAAGCACGGACGATGCGAACAGGCCCAACGTGGGACTGCCCGTTTGCGGTGGTGGCTTGGTCTTCGCCGAACTTCAGATGCCGACCGACATCGGCACCGACGCTGGCCTGCCACTGGTAGCCACGCTCGGCGAGGGCGAGCACTTGGCGAGCGTTTTCGCTATCGGCGAGGATCTCGCCTTCGACGATGAGCTCGTTCCCCTGCACGCTCGGCACGCCTTGCCCGAGGATCGACCCGAGGGCGTAGTCGTGGCCGATGACAATCGGGATCGTGCTCGGCAGCGACATCCCGGCAAGGTCGATCACGACCGGCTCGCGGCTCCACCCCTGCCGAATCGGCGCGCCGGTGTAGGCCACGATGCGGAACTTCTTCGGCCCGGGCGCGGACTCGCCGTCAGCCGCCTGGAGAAACGTCACCTGAGTATCGAGCTTGATGCTGCTCATAGGAACTCCACGAGGTCGAATGTGTCGTCGAGGTCGTCGTATTCGTTCATGCGTCGGCCCCCTCTGGGTCGCCGTTCTCGTCGAGCGTGCCGCCGTAATTCACTTCCGGCGTGAAGTCGACGAAGAGACCGAGCTCCTTCTGGAGAGCGATCTCGGCTGCCCGCTGCCGCAGTTCAACGTCCCACCGCTTGCCCTGACGGGCGTATTCGGCGGCGAGCGTGGTCGTGTGCGTGCGAAGCCGCGTCTCGGCGGCATTGGCTTCCTTCGCCGGGTCGACGTGATCCTTGCCGTCCCAGACCCAGCCCCAATTCCATTCGCTGAACGGCGGCATCCCGGCAGGCAGCAGGCCCGCGAGCGAGGCTTCGTTGACCCACGCCGAGAGCAGACGATCAAGCATCGTCCGCTCGATCTGGTCGCGCTCGACGCGCTGATTCATCGCGTAGACCTGGTGGTCCATGCGACCGGAGGCGTAGTTGTAGGACGACGAATCGAGGGCCGCGACGTTCTTCGGCAGTTGCAGGCAGCGAGCGATCTCGCCCAGGATGCACTGCACAAACGCCGGATATTGCGTCGTCGGCTGCTCGGCCTTCAGTTGCGAGATGTCCCAGCCTTCGGGCAGCGTGGTAAGCGTCCGCTTGCTGATCTCCAGAGCCGCGAACGACTCGACCTCGTCGACCTCCGCAGCCGGTGAGTTGCTGTGGATAAACGCAGCCAGGTCGGCCGCCGTTTCCGCAGCGGCGATGACCGCCTCGGTGTAGCGACGGAGTTGGCCGAACAACTTCAGAGCCGGAGCGACCTCGGGAACGCCGCGATGCTGGCCCGGCCGCGAGGGCTTGAACCAATGCACCATCTGCGCCGCCGGCACCCGCTGAAACTCCAGCGAGTTGACGCGGAAATTTGAGCCGGGGTGGAAGTTGAGCACTTGATAGGCGACGACGTTGCCGATCTGGTCGAACTCGACGCCGTCGACAGTGTTGCCCTCGGGCGTGATCGTGGTCGCCATGAGCTCGGTCGGCGTCGCCACCATCTCGGCCTCGACGAGCCGCACGTCCAGCGTGACGCCGTCGAGCCGTGGATTCGTGATCATCAGCCCGAACGCTTCGCCGTCGACAACAAGGGCTTCCCGCATTGTCCGCAACTTGGCGGGCAGGTCGATCGCCCAGCCCCAGTCGAAGAAGAGCCGCTCGACGAGCCGATCCGCTTCCGCGTCGCCCGTGTCGAGTTGCAGCCGGGGGCCGGTGCCAATGAGGTCGTTCGCAAGCGTCAACGAGATGCCAGCGAGGTAGGAGTTGTTTGCGCGTTCGTACCTTGCCCGGTTGCGCAACGTCCGCCGCACGGTTGGCGACAGGGCGGCATCCGCCGAGAAAGCGTCGCTGTTGGCCCAGTGCTTGTAGTCGTCGCCCTTCTCGGCAGCGTCGTAACGCGCACGGACCACCGGAACCACCGCCGGACGGGGCGTCTGCTTGCCTCGGAACAGGTCGAGAAACGCCACTCAGATGGTCCCCGGAGGGATGATGCGATTGAAGCGGAGCCCGCGATGCTTGTTGGTCGATGACGCCGCAGCCTTGGCGGCGAGGTACTTGTCGGCCTCGATGATCTGATCAAGATCGTGGGCCTCGACCTCACCCGCGTCTGTGCGGACGCGCTTCGGGCCGACTGCCGCCTCGGCGAGCTTGTTGGATACTTCGTCGCTCATAACAGCGACGGTAGACCGACACAGGGGGTAGACCGTAGGGGGTCTAGCCTCAGACCAACGACCATTCCCCGTCACGACGCTCGTAGAGGCTGACCTCCACGACGCCCAACCGCCGGGCGATGTCGGCCGTCACGGGCGAGAAGACCGCAAGCTCCTCCGCGCCGTCGATCACGCCAGCACCCAAGAGAAACGCCGATAGCGCCGTGGCTATGCCGCGCCCACGGTGCCGCTCGCCCGTGAACTGCTCAAGCGTCTGGTGGTTGCTCCAGGTATGCGAGCACGCCCACCCGAGCAGCGCCCCGTCCTCGTGCCAGAGGGCAATCGGCGTGTCAGACGAGCCATTGCCGTCGAGAATCCGCCGCACTTCGAGATTGAATTCGCTCCCAGGCTTCGTGAGCCGGTAGCAGATGGCGAGAGCGTCCTGGGGCTCCATGCCGTCAACTGTCGTGAGGATGATGCTTGGCATCCTCGCAGCATGGCAACGCTGTCAAGTTCCGAGCTTCTTGAGCGTGATGATCTTTTTCCCGCCCGGCCCGCTGGGAAGCGCCGCCTTCTTACGCTGCCGCCCGCCAGCCTCAGTCGCAATCGGGTGGACGCCCGCAATCGACGCCGCGACCGCAGAGCCGACGAGGCAGTCGAGCCAGTGGTTATCTCGGCCCGCCATCTTCCACTCATCGACCACCCGGCCACGGGCCTCGGTCCTCACCGGGTATTCGCTCGTCAGGTGCTCGAATAGGAGATCGTGCTGCCCAGCGTGGAACGCGATCGCCTCGGGGTCGCCCATCTGCAACCGCAGGCGAGCCGCGACGAAGGTCTTGTAGAAATTCGTGTCGTACAGGCACGACCGCTGCCCCTCAGAAATCTGCCCGACCTTCCAGTTGAGCCCGATGCGGTCGCCACGGCTTTTCTTCTCGCCGATCGGCTGGCTCGACGCGCCGATGCCTTTGCCGTGGCTCGGCAAGATCGCCCCTGCAAACGCTGACCGCCGGCAGAAGGTGCGGATCGTCCCGGTGCTCTGCCCCCAGTTGGCGTCGATGAGCATTTGCGAGATCCGCATCGCCGCCCCGTCCTCACGCTTCCAGTCGCGGCCCATGAGCAACTGAGAGACGGACTCCAGACCGGCATGGAGCGACGCCTCGAAGCCCGCCCCCTTCGCCGCCTGGGCGAGCGTCCGCTTCGCGTGCTTCGCCTCAAAGAACGACGAAGCCTGGTCAGGGAAGGTGCCGTAGGCCACGACGTGACCGCCAAAGGACTGATTCCACGAGGCCACAAGCCAGAAGAGGAGTTTCTCCTGCACGTCGACAAACGCCGTGAGCGTCTGGTGGTCGAGTGGGATTTTCCCACGCTCCAAGGTCGTGGCCCGCAAGGCGAGGCTGCGCTTGTCGAGCTTGTCGCTGGCGATGTCGTCCGCGATCGGTTGATTCTGGTATTCCGCCAGAAACGCCGACTCGCCACGGTCGATCCGCAGATTCCAAGCGTGCTGAATAGCCGTAATCTCGTCTTCGTTTTTTCGCTCGGGCCACGCTACGCGAGCCCCGGCGTCCATCGCCGTTTGATTCTGCCGGTAGTGGTCGTCTGCCGCCCCAGTGCCTGTGCCGTTCCGCTGGCCCTCGCGCCGCAGTTCCGCGTACTGGCTCCAGAGATCCTCGGCTGTCGGCCACTCGTAGACGAGCTTCGTCCGCTCGCCCTGCCATGCCGGATGCTTCGCCCGGTCGAGTAGTCGGTCGGCCAGGTCGTCGGGGCGGATGACCGTGATCGTGGCGAGACCGCTGATCTTCGCCCCCGGCCCGGCGAGGCCAAGGATCGCACCGGAGAGGATCCGCTCGCGTGTCGCGCACTGCGACGGCGACCCGGCTGACTCGTCGGTCTGCGGATCGTCGATCAGCACCAGCGACGGGCGGACGGTCTTCCCATCGGGCATCGTGTGCTTGATGCCGCGAATTCGCCCTGTTATGCCAGCCACCCTTACAGCCGCGCCGGCGGATCGAGCCCCTTTCACCCAAGGCAGCGTGATCTGGTCTGCTGCCCACTCAATGTGAGTCGGCTCGCCCTCGCTGGTCTGCCCCCTAGTTCTGGCCGTGATTCCTTCCAGAGCCTGCACCGGGTAGCAGGCGGCCGGGAAGTCCTCAAGGAACAACTCGTTCTGCTCTAGGTGGCTCTTGATGCTGTCGAGCATTGCCGACGCGATCGCCTGGTCGGAGCCGATCAACATCACGAATTTTCGGTGGCCGTAGAGCATTGCCCACAAGCAGGCCCACTCGCAGAGCGTTGACTTGCCAGACCCGCGAGGCATGGCAAAGGCAAACAATTCGCCCCTTAGAACCGCAGCCTCGATCTTGGAGATTGCCGTCAGGTGGTCCGGCGACCAAGCCAGCGGAAATGATTCTTGGCCGTAAGTCTCGCAGAATTTGCGAAAGTTGCGCTCGCAGGCAGAGAGCCGCTGCTTGTTGGCAACAGCGGGGATTGGTCCGATGTCACGGGCGCTGGCGGCCTGCTTTTTGTTCCACGAAGCCGACTGGGCCTTTTGCCGCTCATACCGCTTTTTTGCGAGATCGCGGCTTACAGCGGATTCGTCGCCGCCTTTTTTCATTCACGACCCGCTTTTTTTGGGTGGCTCGCCGTGGAGGCTTCCCTTGAATTTCCCCGGGAGAACCTACCCACCCCCCTGTCGGTAGGGGGGTGCCATTTTGGCACTGTATCGTTTTGCGTCAGTTGCATTTTGCAACAGTTGTGCGACGTATCTTATTGCGACAACGCAAGATTTTTTCTTTGATTGCGTTCATCTGCAAACGCATCAACGTCATCTCGCCTGTACCACACCCAACTTTGCTTGCTGTCGCCCTTGGAAAACACAGGGCTTGCAGCAGCGCCAGAGAACTCATTCGCCGCCCATCTTCGAAGCATGTGCTTGCTTACGCCAATCCGGCTTGCCGCCTCTTGCCTGGTCAATGCCGCAATCAAATAGCCAGGCTCTGATCCTTCGTAGATGCACCGATCTCGCCGCATCTCTTCAGTGAGATTGCGCGCTGACGCATCAGAAAGACCACGACTGCAAAGCATTTCGACAACGTCGGATTCAGCAACGCCTTTATCGCCCGCGCGCTTGAGCATGGCCATGCAGGCTGCTTTGTCTCCGGCACTTGGAGAAACAAGACGCCTTTGAATCCTTTCAAACGTGATGTGAATATTCATCGCCAGTGCAGTTTGTTTGACAATTTGCGGCCCTGGTCGTTTGGATGTCCCCATCTTTTGCAGTTGAGAAATAACCAATTCTGCGAACTGCAAATTTGTTTCGTAATGCGTCCCGTGCTCTTGAACGACAGCGCGAATCGCAGCCTCCCGCTTTTCACGGTACGAGCCTTTTCTTTGGTCACACCACCCAATCGCTTTCATGTCATCTAGAACGGTCTGGTAACAAGCCTCACCGGGCGTGCCAACAAGTGCCGAATGAACAGCCCTTGAGCTAACCAAAGCATCCGCCGCGATCATCTTGAGAATGATTTCGCGGCGATATTGAGCGTGCCCACGCGATCCTAAGTGCTTTGCGTTTGCTCTTATTGGGAAGCCGATTGCTGCTTGGCCGGCGACGCGAGAAACGTACTCGGACAAATCGACATCATTTCGCCTGCAAAGCTCTTTCAGGGCGTTGCATTTCTTGCACACCCACTGGAGATTGCTGATGTCAGCGATTGCTCCAAACTCGACTTTTTCGCCAGAAATCCTTGCCGACAAGGCTGCCCGGCGCCTGGCTTCGGCGATGTGGTCGAGCTGGATGGTGTGGATCTCAAGAGCATCCGTACACATGGGGCAGCGACCACCTGCGTTGTAATACAAATCACGCAACTCAGACGCGGTAACCGTCCCGGATTGGCCGCATTCTTTGGCAATGCCGTTGTTGTACCTGCTCCTGCCCATGCAGATGCGATCCACATCTGCATCGCTAATCAGAAACAACGGCTCCAGTTTGGTGTGATCTCCGGCTTTAGCTTCCATGCTTTTCTGCCTCCTTGCACAAATCCATCAATCTGCTCGTCTCGACAATCAGCACGCTCTCCCGCCCATTTCTTCGATGCCAGACAACCGGCACATGACCGGGGGGGGCGTCGTTTTTCGCCTGCTCAAGCGCCTTGTAGACGTTGAGCGTCTCAGTCCGCTTGCATTCGACGTGGATGTTGACGCCTTCGAGCACGACATCGGGCGAGTCTGGGCCGCCCTGGTACTGGACGCCACGGCGTGAGGCGCAGCCGAGAAGGTTTCCCAACTCGGCTGCTGCCTCGCGCTCGCCGCGCTTGCCTTTGTTTCGGCTCATGCGTCCCATGCGTCACTCGT